TTACAAATTTTAACTTACATTTAACGTCGTTTCACGTGAAACGTAAAGTGGAGATTACAATTTAAACAATTAACACCGAAAATATATTAGAATTTAGAACGGTGGTTAACCTCTCAAAAATAGAGGTCAGAGAACTACGTACCGATTGACAATAGGATGGCAAGTGGCTGGACGGCATCAAGCTAAATGCCGTTTTAAATGTGGAGAATTGACTCCGTCGGGTCCTACGCGAACGGCGGTGTTTTTCATGGGCGACTACCGTCGCAACGCGAAGTGAGTGACGGCATCGTTTTGATTTTTCAGCACCGCGGTCGAAGTTTAGGCGAGGTATCAATTCGGGGGCAACGCCCCCCCGCTCAAGCGTTCGCGGACACCCCCCACGTCATCATAAAAGGCAATAGTAAATGCGTACGCACACACGAAGCGCGCGCGCGCACGCAAAACAAATATGGCTCACCAATAAGGCAAGCCATAAAAGTTAATGAGTAAGTACTTCAAATAAAGCACTAATAAGACCTAAAACAAAAATAAATGTAATGATACCTAAAATCACACAATAACAGAACTTAATAAATTTATTCATGTTAAAATAACGGCAAATAAGTTACTTTATTGCCTTAGTAGCAGAAAGTACACCACCAAAAGCATTACGGACACCATCACCAAACCATTTAGTGAAAGCTTTATAAACATCGGTAATTCTGCCATTTTCATCTCGTCCTGTAGAAGAAATATTATCTTTATTAGCCAATTTCTGACCACGTACTTGCTCGTGTGCAAGATTAGCAGAATTAACTGCAGCATCTCTTGTAGATGCTGCAATTTGCTTTGCATAAGGTACTTTAGCCTTTTCAAGTTGTGTAAGAACACCAGTATAAAGCGCTTGTGCTCGAGAAGCTGCAGCAGACGCAAAAGAAGCTACAGCAGAAGCATTGTTTGCTTTAATACGAGAGTTTTGCTCCTCAATATCTTTAAGATACTTTTCTAACTGATGTTCGGTAATAAAGACAAGCTGTTTGCGTTGTTGCTCATTACACTGCTTAACGATATTAGCAATATCGTTTTGTATCTTCTGATTGTCTTCTTGCAAAGACTTAATACGTGTATCAATCTCAGATTGTTTTGCTGCTTCTTGATTTTGAGTAACAAAGCTTTCGTGGGTATCAAGCATACGTTGCAACTCTTCCATTTTTGTATCATACTCACTTTGTGAAATCTTGTGATCATCCAAATCTTTACGTACCTCATCCATTTGGTGTTGGATTTCAAAGGTATTTTTAATATCTTGATTCTGCGCATCGCTTTCGGCTTTATGTGCATTAGCTGCATTGGCGTCAGCATTACTTTCGTTAGCCTTAACAACGGAGTCTTTAACTTGATTTTCACGATCAAGACCTTGGAATTGTGCAAAAGCATTAACGACAGAAGAACCAAGACCAGAAAGACCAGAAACAGAAGCACCAGAAACGCCAGAAGCTTCAGGAGCACTAACTGCACCGACTTGTGATTGACCACCATTCATTGCGGTATTAATACCGGCATTCCGCATGGATTGTTTAGTAATTGTATCGGTATCAGACATAAGGGAACGAGTGCGGGCATCATTTTTTTGTGCGGCTTCCTCATTTAATTGTGCTTGATACTTCATCAATTTTTTGTTCATGTTATAGTCAAGTGCTTGACCACCAAGACCAAGAAGTCCAGAAACAGAACCTCCTAATAAACCATCGATAAAACTCATAATAATAAAAATTAAAAAAGTATAGAGGGCAAATGCCCTCTATAACTAATCTTGTTTAACTTCATGTGTACCATTATCGGTTTCTTCCTCATAAGTATCATAAGAAATACTAATAGGTTTAAGACCGTCAGAAACACGCATATCAAAAACACTCTGAACGATAAAGTTATCATCCATCAAAGGTTCGCCACCATCAGAAACACCGTGGGCAGAAGTTCCGCTATTATAGAAAATGCGGTTGAAGTTACCAATAGATGGATAACGACAAGCATAGCGGAGCACTTGAGGGTCTCGTATATCGGCCTCAGTAGTAAAGTCGACAATATAATTACCGGCTTCATTCAATTGTACGTGGCAATTTTGATTGGAAATAATACGGTCAAGATAATAAGGGCTCAAATCGTCCATGGTGGCACGTCTGGACATATCACCATTGATAATATCTTTCTTGACCTTATAACCAGAGAAACGGGGCATAAATCCAAAACCTTTGGAAGTACGGCCATACTTCTTAATAAGTTCATCGGAACAAAGGTTATTATCACCAAAGATAGCACCAAGAGGGGTAACTTCAAAGCCGAGTGCATCCCAATCAGTAGTAGGCAAAGTATATTTATCAATGCCATAAAGAGAGGTGTCGCAACCTTGGAAATATCTGGAATCAGGAACAATAGCAGAAAGGCAAATAAAGAAGCCATAATAAGGTGCAGTGAAAGAAACTTTGGACTTGTCAAAAGCAACACCTTTACCACCATAAGCGCCAAGAACTTCGCCATCACCAGAATCAGAAACGGCCGTATCTGCAACGTTGAAAATATCGTCAACAGCAATAGGGAGGACAGACTGCGAAACATTGAAAACATCCTTATAAAGACTATTAGCAACATCTGCACCGAACTTAGTACGAACCCAATCGGACATTTTACGACCGATAACAGAATCTTTTGCAACATAACGTGTTAAACGCTGGCATACCTGGAAAGCAATGAGCGACAAATCACCACCAACAAAAGGAAGCTTAGAAGACTGTTGAACAGATTTACCTAATGTTGTTTCGTTAGGATTGTTAGTAGTACGTTCATCGAAGAAAGTATTACCTACTGAGCCATCAGAATTAACAAAAGGAAAGTTCAAAGGCTGTGTGTTATTGGTAAGCGACAAGCGATTAGCCGAAAAATAATCGTCATTATAAGTAAACCAACATTGGGACAGCTCATAGAAGATGAAAGAATGGAAAACACCAACAAGCCGTTCACGGAATTTACCTTCAGACGAAGTAGGTAAAACACCATCGAATACATCAATAAAGTTGGTAAAACCAGACTGCGAAATAAGGGTAATAATCTGGTAGGCATAAGAAGTAGACCACTGAGAAGAACGGTTCAACTCATAATTGTTATAATGCGCTTTGTAAAACGCAAGAAGTGGCAGCATATCGACCTGATCATCGTTAGCAAAATCAAGGTTGTAACCAAGACCAAGGAAGATAGAACGCAAACGTTTAGCACGCTGCGAGAAACGAACGCAAGCGAGGAAAGAAACACCGAAAGCTCCATTATCGGTTTCATCTACTTGCATAACATAGTCGGCACCTTCTGGAGTAACGAAATCATCGGTTTCGCCTTGAAGATAGTTAATTTCAAGAGAGTAAGAGAAATCGGTCAAAGTCTTATTATGTAATCTATACGAAAAAGCTTTTTTGCATTTTTCAAGTTTATCGTCAGTTTCAGCAGAAGAAGCCAAAGGACGAGAACCATAATTATTAGAATCTTCTGGAGAGCCAGATTGCTTAACCCAGATAGAAACATCAGAACCACAACCGAAAACCAGAGCAAGCAAAACACGATTTGAAATAAAAGGCAAGGTTGTAGGAACATAAGAAGAAAGGGAAACGTCATTACCTGTAGAATCTGGAGTGTAAGGAATACCAGACATAAGATTTTCAAAAGCAGGGTAGACGTCTGAAAAAGGAACAAAACAATATTTGTTAATAAGCTTCATACGTGCAAAAGTAGGCACGGGAAGTGGAGCAAGTCGAACAAGTTGACGTGCATTTACTTTAATAGAAGCCTTAGCCATAAGAAGTTGGCAAAACAGGGGTTGAACAGCACCAAACGAGAAAGTAGTGTTGTTATCAAAAGACATGGGTTTACTGTACTTTTTAGTAGAAACGCCAAGGGAAACTTTACCAATATTAAACATAACAATTAATTTAAAGAATCAACAATTTGAGAAACTTGTTCAGAGGTAGGCTCAGAATCAAGTACGGTAGGATTAACAGAGTTAAGAGGAACACCGGCAGCCAGAAGTTTCTCAAGTGAATACTCAAAAGGAGACGGTACAACGTCAATATCACGAGAATTAACACGAACAATACTAACAGATTGCAGACCATCGGAACGGACAGTAGTTTTTTCCATTAAGGAAGAAACAGACGATACGGGAGGTTGAAAAACCTTGTTTTTACGAAATCTAAATGCCATAATATAAATAATTAAAATTTAACATAATGTAGGGTCAAACCTACTAAAATACTTCTTTTTAAATGAATCGACTTCATCTTGCTTCTGATTATAATACTTTGTACGCTCAAGCGAAAGAGAAATAGATATATCTTTAAAAACATCATGAAACAAAGCAAAATCAGAGAAAAGCCGATTATATAATGAATCGTCACAGCGGTAAACATTATCAAAACGCAAAAGATAATCGGTAGAATGTTTCTTTAAATACTCGGTATCTTTAGCTTTAAGCCAAAAAGGAAACACTTTATCAATATCATAAAGGGCGGAAACGTCACCAGAATAACGAGAAAGGAAAGACTTTAACAAAGGGGTAGAAGCCATCTTCCAAAAAATGTGATATACAGAGAGTGGCAGACAATCTTGTGGCAAAAACTGAGTAGTTAAGCCAATAGAACGAAGACGATTAACATCAATTCCGCAAAGATTAAAACGCATAGGGTCAGAAAATCCAATTTGTAAAACTTCCGATATTTTATTAGCAAACTTATAAGCACGAGATTTGAAAATACTATGCATATACTTACGGCCAAAATCAGAAAGGAACCTATCATAAAGATATTTGCCAGAAGTGGGACTAATGCGATTAGACTTAACATTTTTGTATAACAATTTGTTAATAATGAAACGAGGACAAGAAACGACATCAAAGGTCAAAGGATTAACAATACCATCATTTAAAACACGTTCAACTGAAACAGAATCGAACAGATTAACAGAATCCAAAATAGAAAGGCCTAAAAGGTTACTTTGCCAATGCTTGGGTAAATAAGGACGCATTTTGTCCTTATTATCCTTATCGGCAATATAAGAGGAAACCGAAGGTAAATCATAAAAAGATAAATCCTTAGTTACATACTTTGAAACATATTTAGCACCACCAACGAGTGAACGAATAAGAGGTGTAGAGGTACTACCAAAATTATCTACATACTTATTTTGATGTAAATCATACTTTGGAAACATAAAGCCATAAGACCAGACAGAGCGAGCAAGTTCCGTAAACTTAACATAATCAACCCAAGGTTGAAGAAAAAATAAACCATGGTAATGAGGGCGACAAGTTGTTTTGCCATACTCAGAGGTAAAAAAATACTTATAGGAATTAGCACCAAAGGCACGATAACAAGATACTTTAAGACGGTTAAGAAAAGTCTTAACATCATTATGGTTAAAACAATGTATGGAGAAATTGCCATCTGTATACAATGGTAAACACTTATCATTATAAGTAAAAGTAAGGAAAACGGCACAGCCACCACGTGAATATAAATTAGACAACTCAAAAGAGATACGGGTACGCCATTCCGAAATATAAGTATTACGACATTCTTCGCAACGACCACAAGGGACTTCATAACCTCTGAAGCTATGAAGATAGGATTTATAAACGGAATTATTCTTTATATAAAGTGGAGCTGTGCACATAAACCATTAATTTAAACAGAAAGCAGACCAAAATAGGCAGCTGCAGAAGTAAGTGCATAAAGTACTGCCTTAATAACAATTTTCAAAAGTTCTTTTTTCATAAACAAAAAATTTATTTATTAATAATATGTAACATATCCATCTGTAATTTGTTTTTCTGGAAAAGACGGATAAACTCATTAACACGTGCAGCACTGTTTAAAACTAAACCTAACGAAGTATTATCGCCAAGCAAAATACAGCCTTGAGTATCTTTTGAGGAATTACCAGGATGAATGCGGATACCTTCAAAATTAGGAACATCAAACAAGATAGGCAACATCTTTTGGAACTTAGGAGACCAAGACATAGCCATTTTGTAAACACCCGCAGGGATACAACCTTTTGAGGAAACAGAAGCGCCTAACTGAGGTTCAAGGGTATGACAAAAAAAGATATTACCGATATACAAACGGCCAATAACATATTTGTCACGATATGCGAAACGTTCAAGAACAACCATAATACTAAAGTTTAACTAAAAGAGAATCAGCAAAAACAATCTGTTTACGAATTTTGCCCGTAGGCAAGCCGACACGTCTGTTATTAAGTTCATCGATTTGTAAGTTAATAAGGCGTTGAGATAACGCAAGACGAAGAACGGACAACTCCTTACGGGACAAGTTCAAAGTTTTCATAACTAAAATAATTTAAAAAGTAAACAACGGCACTAAACGTTAAGTGCTTGGCTTCGAGTGCAAAAATAACACTATCACAACATAATGGACATTATGATAAATAACTAATATAGGAACTCTCCTTTCATATATGAAGTTTGTGCCACTTGTGCCAAAGTGCCA